GGGTAGTATTTCAAGCTTCAAAAGAAATGGTTAATATTTACAATAAAGATATCTTTTTAGAGTCTAATAAAATTATTAAAATGTATGAAATTCCTTGTACTCAAGAAGAATATAATAATGTTTGGAATTTTATAGTTGATAATCTAGGTATTCCATATAGTTTAATAGAAGATTTCGGAATTTTAATGATGAAAATCTTTAAATTAAAGAATCAGCCTTTTAGTCAAGGCATGTCTGCTGAATTTTGTTCTAAATTAGGAGCTAACGTAATTAAATTGACAGGAATTCATTTAGATCAAGCGCCAGATACAATAGATCCTTCTAAACTAGATGAAATTTTAGCTAGTAAAAATATGAAAGTTCAGGTATATTAAATTATGGCAAAATTACAGTTAGCTAAAGAACAAAAAAGCACATTAAGAAAGAAACTCTCTCTTCATGTTATTCTTTCGGTTTTTCAGGTAATCCTGCTTGCAGCCTTAGTAGCTCTTCACTTCGTAAAGTAATATGTCTAAGATTGTGTTCAATTAGATCACTCATCTCAGCTGTCGTAATATTATAATTAAGCATAATACATTCGACAATAGCTTCCATCTTAGCTCGATTTTCCATAGCCGTAGAAGCTCCGCCCAAACGAAATCCTAAATATAAGCTAACTACCATACAAATAATAAAAACTGCTATTTCCATTAGTGAAGCCCTTCTTTAGGATCTAGTCCTGTTTCATCGATAGACATTACATCATAAGATTCAATATTATCGCCTAAAATATCAACTAAAAAGTCTTGCGTTCCAATGATAATTCCTGTAGTCATATTATCTTCACTAGCAGGAATAGCAATAAGCCAACCTAATTCGGCAGCTATACTGCCTAATTCTTCAACTAAAGCTCTTTGTCTTTCTGCTTCATCCATTAGAAACTCCACTTCATGCTGATTTGTTTTTTAATAAAAATATCATTAGCAAAATTCATATATACTGCAGATCTAACATATTCGTCTGGTATATGCTTTCTTTGAAATTCTTTAGCATAATTTTCTAGCATTTCATTAATTTTAAAAGTCTTAATAACTGCTTCTTGTACTTTATTCTGCATTTCAGTCGTATCAGCTTTAGCATTAAAAGTAATGATTAAAATAAGAGAAAGTATTAGCTTATTCAAGCAATTTCTCCGGATTAGGTTCGATCAATGAAACGGCACAAAGAAAGCCTAAACCTGTTCTATATTCAGGATTATTGAATTGTGGGACTATATTACAATCCATAGAACATTCCCAATTAAATTCGTCATATACAATTAAATTAGGATTAACTGGAACGGCTTTTACTTGCTCTGCTTGGTCTTGATTGTATACTGCGGTGGCTGGTTCTGTAGAGAACAAGTAGTTTTGGCATTGATCAATATAGGTTTTGGAGACTGTGCCCGGATGGGCTTTTTCCAAGAGTCCTGTGAAATAAGGATTAAGCCAAGAATGGCTAAGAAGCCAGACATAAACCATTGGGAGCTTCCAGAATAATCTACCGAGGCGTGAATCAGACAATTGACTAAGAATGTAGAGAGCATGAAGACAATTAGAATCATTGAAATACCCTCGTGAGTTAGGTATGTAAGCGGTCGGCACAAGACTGAGCAAACCGTAACCATAAGCATAAAGCAATTTCTTATACTCTTTTCTAGCATCTTTATTCCCTAACTTCTTATCAGCGATTCTAATAGCAGCTAATACTGTAAGAGCTTGTGCTCCGACAGTTTCAAGTCCTGGTTGCCACATTCCCCGAGTTGATTTCATACGAATCTTTTCAATTCGTTCATCTGATTGTTTGAATAACTTATTCCATAAATCTGAAGCAGGACTATCTGATGGCTCAGATCCTTCAAGTAAAGAATAATCGAATTCGATGATATTAGAGACTAATTGCTCATATTTTTCTTTTAGAATTGAATCATTAGAAGTAAGCATTCTAAGAGATAATCCAAGAAGCATATCACCAGAAGTACTATTAGCATTTAATACGAGCTGACTATCATTAAAATTCCATTTATAACCACGCAGAAGCCAATTTCCAGAAAGATGTTGATGTAAAGCAAAATCGGCTTTATGATCATCTTGTTTGAAATTATTAAGCATAAATGTATATTGACCTTGGCGAAGACATTGATGGTCAGTTACATGATTGATTCCATTAACTGGAGCATAATAAGGCTGACGAGCTAAGTATAGATTATACCAATCATTATTAAATGTTGGCATAAATCCGAAGATCTTTTTAGTATATAACTTTTTAGTTTCTAATGAAATATCAGGAAATGATTTAGTTTTATATGTAAATTTATTATATAAAATACCATAAATACCAAGAAGTCCTATAATTATAAGTTTAATAGGAAGTGTTATCCAGTGCAAAATAAAACGAATAACTTGCCAAGTTTTAGAAGGAAAAGGATTTAAAATAAAAGTAAGATAAGCATTATACAAATAAGTCATTATCGAAGCTCCCATAACTTAGAATACAGGTAAATGAGCTTTTTGTCAATATCATGAATTTCATGAGTCTTTTCGCAATATTCAGCTAAATCGAGCTCTAGAGAACAAAGACATTGTTTATATAAACTCTTATTTCCTAAGTTATAAGCTATACTTAGGGCTTCCATAGTGTCAAATATTTGTTCATCCAGTTTCTGCTTAATTTTATCCATCTTTCAACTAATATAACAAGTTATTATGAAGATCTATAATTGCAATAAGCACACGTCCGTTTTCGGGCTATAAAAACAGAGGCTTTTACGCATACTTATAATTCTTTGATTATACATAATTTAAAAGGATTTGTCAATGTTAAAGGACAAACTGAGCTCTGCCTCAGCACGAATTAAACAGAATCTACCTGAATTGGCGTTTCTGTTGTTTTCCATACGTCTTATCATTTTAGGATCAAGTATTGGAGATTCTTTAGCTTTAGTATCTATCGCTGGAATTCTTGGCTATAAATGGTTTTTAGCCAAAGATAAGCATGATGCCCTTGCTGGTATCAAACAAGATATTGAAGATATGAAGACTCACATGCAGGCTTTGAAAATGGATAAGATCATTAAACAAAGGTCTGTAAGTGACGAACCGAAAAAAGAAAAACGATACTTCTAATCTAACTGTCAAAGAATTAGCAACTAAAGTAGAAGATCTAGCCCCATCATTCGTAGAATCTAAAGTCGCAGAACTTGCGCAGCGCATTCTACAATTAGAAAATATCATTAAAGGTAAAGATCAAGAGATTCAGCATTTAAAAGAAATGCTAGATTCTGCTATTCCTTCATTTGAACCCGAATCTAAGCCTTTAACTCAAGAAGAGCTTATTGCATTAAAACAATTAGAACTTCTTATGCATGATGCAAATAATCGTAGATTGACATTAGAAGAAGTTAAGATATTCGATATTCTAGTTAAAAATAAAAGACTCGCACAAGGTGAATCTACTGGTGTAGTCGATATGGTTAAACTTCCTAAAAATAAATCTAAACTCATCGAAATTGCTTCTCGCCCGGTAAAAGATGGCGAAGACAGCTAAATCTAAATATACACAGAATGAAGTCCAAAAGGCAAGAGAACAACTCTGGCGTATGGGCTCTTTAGAATGGAAACTACATCCTACTCAACGTAAGATGTACGATTTTTTCCATGATAATAAATATAAAACTGTTGTATTTAATTGTTCACGACGACTCGGCAAGAGTTTACTATTAACATTAATTGCATTCGAGCAATGCCTTAAAGTGCCAGAATCAAAAGTTAAATATATTCTGCCAGAACAGAAAATGGCCAGAACTGTTATTAAACCAATCATTCGTAAGCTTTTAGAAGATTGTCCTAATGATCTTAAGCCTACATTTAAAACTCAAGATAATATTTGGATTTTTCCTAATGGATCTGAGATTCAACTTGCTGGTACTGATAATGGAAATCACGACAAGATTCGTGGTGGCGATGCGCATCTTTGTTTGGTTGATGAAGCTGGATTCTGTTCTGAATTAAGTTACATTATCACGGCCGTTCTTATTCCTACTACAACTATTACTGGCGGCAGGATTATTCTTTCTTCTACAACTCCCCCAAATCCTAATCATGAATTTATTCGCCAAATGCAATTAGCGGGAAGTCAAGATCGACTCATTGTTAAAACTATTTATGATGCATTGCATGATGGCGAAAATGAAGAAAAGCCACACATTACTCCTGCAATGATTGAGGATATTTTAATTAATATTCCTGGCGGAGCAGATTCTGATGATTTTAGAACTGAGTATATGTGTGAGATTTTACATGCTTCTGAGAATTCTATTGTGCCAGAATTTAAGGATGCTCAGAAAGATATTGTAACTAAATGGCCTATGCCACCATTTTGTGATAAATACGTAGCGATGGACATTGGATTTAAGGATCTAACCGTTCTTCTATTTGCTTTCTTTGATTTTGAGAATGCAGTTCTAGTTATTCAAGACGAGTTAGTTATGAATGGTCCCACAATGACCACAGAAAAATTAGCTGAAGAGATTAGAAAAAAAGAAACTTCTAATTGGACAGATAAACTTACTGGCGAGCAAGCTAAGCCTTTCTTAAGAGTTTCAGATAATAACTTGATTGTTATTAACGATTTGAGCGCATTGCATAACATTTATTTCATGCCTACTGATAAAACTCAAAAAGATGCCGCCATGAATCAAGTACGTATGATGGTTCAAAATAAACAGATCATCATTGATCCGAAATGTATCACTCTTATCTCACATTTAAAAATGGGCACATGGGATAAACAGAAGCGTGATTTCTTAAGAACTAAAGAATTCGGTCACTTTGATGCCATCATGGCCTTAGTCTATTTGGTTAGAAATGTGAATATGGACCATAATCCATTCCCTAAAGGTTATAGATTCAATAAGATCGGGAAGCCCGCAGATCTATTTTATAGTGAAAATTATGAGAAAAATGAAGAACATTCAGCATTTGCGACTAAGTTAGCCAAACAGTTTGTAATCAAATCTTCTTTCAAAGTAAGAAAATCCTAACTTAACAAGTTATATTACGAGGTTACGTGTGATCAAAACCAGCGGCATTAATGACGGCGGGTCTAAAAGCGGACGAAATGATATATATTTCGGCGCTAAACCTGGCGAAGAAACCGCAAATATTCTCTTGCAAAAAGCCCATCAGTGGTTTCTTGGTTTAGATACAAATGGATATCTATCAAAATTGCGTACAATGTATGCTGCTTATTACGGCGCTTACTATACTGACGGCAATGATGCCCATAGCATTACTTTCGGTGGTGAACAAGGCGAACTTGTTCGAATGGCCGTTAACCACGTAAGAAATCTTTCCCAGCATATGCTCAATATGGTTACTTCTGTTCGTCCGGCAATGGATGCAAGAGCTGTAAATACCGATTATAAATCAGTCGTTCAGACAAAACTCGCCAATGGTATTTTAGATTATTACATGCGAGATAAACGTCTCGAATATTATTTTAAAACTGCAGTTGAAATGGCTATTGTTCTTGGTTCTGGCTATGTAAAAGCCGAATGGAATGCAACAAGCGGAGAAGTTTATGACTTTTCTGAAGAACTACAGACTAATATCTATGAAGGCGACATCGAATTTACTAATATGTCCCCTTTCGATGTTATTTTTGATACAGCCCGCGAAGATTTAAAGCATGATTGGCTTTTATGCCGCACTTGGAAGAACAGATATGATGTTGTCGCAAAGTACCCAGAATACGAAGATGACATTCTTCGTTTACCAACTAAAACTCAACTGGAAAATTATTATTTTGATACTTTCTATTCTGATAGTTCTGACTTAATTCCTATTTATGAGTTCTACCATCGTAGATCTGAGACAATGCCAGATGGAAGATATCTTCTTTTCTTATCTGATAGTGTAATTCTTCTTGATTCACCAATGCCTTATCGTAATCTGCCAGTTTATAGAATTGCTCCTTCTACTATCTTAGGCACTCCATTTGGTTATACGCCAATGTTCGATATTTTGCCTATTGCTGACGCTATTAACTCGCTTTATAGCACAATTCTTACCAATCAGACGGCTTTTGGTGTTCAAAATATTACTGTGCCAAAAGGCGGAGATGTTTCTATCTCTGAACTTGCTGGCGGATTGAATATTATTGAATTTAATTCTGCATTTGGTGAAATTAAACCTTTACAGCTTACTGCCACACCAAAAGAAGTGTTTGATTTCTTGCAACTCTTGGAAAAAGCGGCCGAAACTATTTCCGGAGTCAATTCCGTTGCTCGTGGTAATCCAGATCCTCAACTTCGATCTGGTAATGCTCTCGCTTTGATTCAAAGTATGACTTTGCAGTTTATGTCTGGTCTCCAACAGTCTTATGTCGCTCTTATTGAAGATGTTGGTACTGGTATTATCAATATGCTTAAGGATTACGCCGTTGTTCCTCGTATGGCTATGATTACTGGTAAAGCTAATCGTACATATATGAAAGAATTCACAGGAGATGATCT